TAAAACAATATTGTCTGCTTGATCTTTAGCACTTCGTATTGCCTTACTAATAGCGTCAGTGGTTGGTGTAAAACACCTTTTGTACTCCTGCTTTATCTCCAATGTTTTATTAAACGTATCAGCACTTTTCACCCCTGGTATGTTAGACTTTTCTATAAGGTCTATTTCATAGCCATATTTATTAGCTAAGTAAGAGGCTATTTCTACATTTTCGGCTCTCTCATCCTTACCGTGCAATGAACTTACCCTAACCGTACCCTTTTCAGTAGGTATGGTTTGCCACGTTTCCTCTGCTCTTTTAGCTTTAGCCTTCTCCTTTTTAAGACGCTTTTCCACCTGCTTTTCTACCTCTTTTACGGCTTTTTCGCTCATTCCTTTGGCATAAGGTATTACTGGAAATATCTCCCCCGAAAGAGCGGGATTGTTAGCAAAGGCTTCTTTTATAGGGACGTCTTCCGTACGAATGCCTTCGGTTATAGGATTGGCAGTAGGCTCTACGTAACAACGGCAACCCCAATCATTAGGGGGTAGGTGTGTTTTCCAAAACGAATGTTCTACGGGTAGCGTAAGTCCGTCCCAGGCACGATGTGTTTCGCGGGTTCGCTCATCGTGTACCGCGTGATAGATAAGGTTAGGATATATGCGCTTATTGGCTATATACTCCTCGTACTTTTGCGCCGATAAGGCATTGGCTACTGTTTGGTTATACTCGGTTTGTAACCAACGCCTATTGTATTCTATATTCAGTTTGTTAGCCTCTGCCTTGAACTCTTGCCACGAAAGCACCTTACCATTTTTAGTTAGAGAGGCTTCTATTTGCTGTTTAAAGCTCGTTTCTTTGAATGCAGAGAAGCGTGCAAGATTGTGCTTTAGTGAGGTTACCAGTTCGGTATTGGTTTCCTCAATAGTAGGGTTGTAGCCCTCTGCTAAGGCTTTATTTAGGTGCTTGTAGTAGTATTGCCATAGTTCTTTGCTTTGCGCTTCACTAATACTACGCTCTTCAAAAGCCTCACGTATGTACCCCTCTATGAGCCTACTCAAATTGTTGTCTTCCTTGCTGAGCTTTATAGGCTCGTGATCGGAGCAACAATGGGTGTGATAATATAGTTTGAGTAGGCTTAGTGCTGGGGGTTATCGTCTGGTTTAGGAGAAAGGGAAGAGGTTGGCATACTTTCTATTTCTACCCCATAAGTACGCTCTATATAGTCTTTGGTAAGGATATAGCCACGCCCTAAGAGTACCCCGTCTATGGCGATTTGTTCATTTGGGTCTGTTGTTTTTTCTACAGCTATTTTTGCATTGTCGGGAATAGGATAACCAATGGCACGCATAGCAGGTAAAAGTTGGTTATTGAGGAATGCCAACATCTTCTTTTCATCAGCATAGACAACCTCCTCCAAAGTGTTCTCGTGTACCGTTCCTTGTGCCTTGCTACTGCCGTTTTCGGTAGTCATTGTTTGGTGAAGTACGAGTTTGGAGAGTTCTTTATCCAACGCTTCAATCTTGCGGTAAAACACTTGAAAGGCATCGGCTTTGCTGTTCTCCTTAATATCTACTTCAGTACCAATAGGAAAAACACCATACGAAGCTGAACCCATTTCCTCTAACCACTGGGCAACTTCCTCTTTCACACTATCACTCTGCGAAGCGATTTTAGCTATACGTATAGGAATGCCAAAGAGCTCCTCGAACTCGTCCCACGAACCCCACGAATGGCGCTTTAGGATTGCATAAGGAGTAGCCTTTTCGAGCAACCCCGAATGCTTGTAGAATTGTGCTACTAATACTACCTCTTGTACATCTCGTAGGTCTATGCCAGTGGTAGCATCGTAGTCTTTTAAAAGTACGTGCTTTTCGGGGATTACCAAGCCCCTATCAATAAGTTCTACAGCTTTGATTTCGCCTTTGGTTACCTCTTTGATCCATACAGGAGAATGCCCATGATAGATGCTTTGGTGAGCGAACTCGATTACGTCCTCAAACCATTGTTTGTCCTTGATATACTCGGTTAGAGTGTCGTCCTTAATCTCATCGATGGCGATAACGTAGTCCTTATTGGTAGTTCGTAAAGTACGGTTTTCGGTGATACCCGTGAGGTGTCCGTCGAGGAGTACATCTTGGTATACCTCCTCCAATGGGTAAGTACGCGGGTAGTCCACACTATAGCGGGCATAACGTGCCGAGTGCCAATGGTTGAGTTCGGTACGCCATAGCCTGCGTTGGCGTTTGATGATGTCCACCATTAGATTAGTTACCTGCTGAATGTTTTGGGCTGTATTTTTGCCCAAATGTACTTTTTTATTAAGTGCATTACCACTAAGGGTGACACTCTTTTCTATACGTTGTTTATGAGGTTGCTTTGCCATTATTGTAGTTGATTGAATAAACGGTCTATTTCCTTTTTGATATTGTTGAATAAGGTTTTGGAGTCGCCTATAAATTGTCGCTTAGGCATACCCTCTAACCCCTCATTATGTCTACGGGCGTACTCCTTATGGGTGTAAAAGGTAACCTTCATTTTCTCTACACGCGCCCTAAATGAATTGCGCAGCTTGTTGCCTCCTGAATTGTGCCCTGTAAGGATAGCTCGCCCCTGGTTACGCTTGCCAAAGGGGGTAAGGGTTCCCTTTTTGCCTACCCTATCCGAGCGGTAACGAGTAATGTCTCTCCCTCGTGTATCGGTGGTTTTGCGAGGTTGCCACTTCTGTAAGCCCTCATCATTAAACCCCTCATCTTGGAAGTTCTTTTGAATAAACTTGAGCCCCTCTGTTTTAAGGACAATGGGGACATCATTAGCTACCAAACGTGCAAGGGCTTCGAGCTTTTGGCGGAGTTCTTGTAAGTTGTTGTTAGGCATAATCACCAGTGGTTTTTATAGGTTTTTCGCCCTCCAAGCTTCATAAAAGGGGTGGGCGTGTCGGGGGTGCCGTCGCCGTCGGTGTCTTTGAGGCGCTTGGGTAGGGCAACTTCTATTTCGCCTTTGGCTATTTTTTCAAGCCATAGTATAGCCTCGTCATAGCGGAGCTTTGCCACTTGGTTGAGGGTTTTACTTCGCCTTATATAGATTTCGTGGATAACAATATCTTTTAGGTACTTCAGTAGTATTTTGCTACGTTCGTCACCCTCTTTGGCAAAAATAGCCTCTGTATCGTAATACTTATAGAGGTAAGAAGCCATTAGGTCTATACTTTCGGCAATGATTTGGGTTACTATCTGCTCGTCGCCTTGGGTGATAAGGTCTATCACCTCTTTGGTGGCGACTGTTTTGAGTTCGTCTTTGGTTAAATACACGTTACTAATGATTAATTGTTAATGATTAAAGATTAATTGCTTGCGATTTGCAATCGTCTGCCTGTATAAGGGTAGGGTGTTTGTCTATAAATGCGGGTGGTGAAGGTAATACGATAGCTCATAATGCCGTCATCACTTAGGCGGAGTTCCTCCTCACGCACCTGCTGTACGGGTTTGAATTGTTCGCCTTGCAAAAATTGTATTGTATCGGTGATTTTATCCAATATATCCAGTTCCATAAGTCCCTCTTCAGCATCAGCAGTGCCTAAGTGTTGGTCTGTCCATCCGTCTTTGCAATAGAAATCAATATGAAACTCACACTCGCCCTCTTGCAGGTGTTGGGTCATCGTCTCGTAGGCGATAGGCATTACCTGAATGAGACAAGCCGTCCATATTTCGGGGTAACCATTTTCAGGGTTATCAAACTGCCCGCGTTGTAGGTCTATCAGCTCAATGCCTTCAATAGTGGCAAGGGCTTGTTTTACTTTTACAAATAGTTCTTTTCGTGGTGTACTCATATAGTTCTACGTTTGTGTTTAGCAATGAAAGGTCGCCCGCTTTGTAATGGGTTTTCGGTATAGCCAAAATACTGTTGGGCAAGGGTAATGGCGCGTTCTAAGGTATCGGGGGCGTCATCGTGTGAGGTAGTCCCTTTTTCAAAGGAAAGCAGCTGCTTGATAAAGGCGTTATAGTCACGTTCTGAACGCTTGGGCAGCGTCTCGTCCCAGCACAAGATTTTGCGAAAGAGCGCATTGGTAATACCCGCCGAAATACGGTTGTGCTTGTCTCCTTCTTGGTGCAAACCAATAGGGATATTAGGGCAAGCATTGTCCTCTGCACTCTGCATAATAATAGGGGTATAGACGGCTTTCTGCGCCATAGTAGCATCAAAGAAGCCCATAGTGTTATAGCCTTTTTTAAGGTACTTCTTTACCCACTGGGCACGTACTTCCATAGCTGCATTAAGTTCACACCTTTGGCAGAAGACTTCCAACACGTACAGCTTAATACCTTTGATACCAATGAGTACCCCCGCTTTATAGTCGCCCGTAGCGGTGTAGGATAAGTCCCAATGGTCAAGCAAGCCGTCCCACGCCTCGTTATCGGCTATGCGTACCAAGGCAATATCTTTCGCCTTAAAGAGCTTTCCCTCCTCAATAGGGTTGTTGAAATCCTCACGCTGTGAGGTATAGTAGTCATCGTTGAGCAGAATGCGAATAATATCCTCCTTCGTATCGCGTTCTTTCCACGAGGGTTCCCACTCTACATCCATATAGTTCTCGCGGGTGATGTTGGCAGTAGCCAAATTGGTAACCGAGTCGTGGAGGTGTGGACTATCTTTCCACTTGTCATAGAGGTAGTCCAATATGCCGTCCTTGACGATATAGTTGTTATTGATGATGAGCCTGCCTCGCTTGCGGTGGAAAGCCTTCACCAAGTCACCCGTTATTTTTTTGCCATACTTCTCTATCATATCGGGGCGTTTGGCTCTATCCAAGTCCTCGATATCGTCCAAAATTGCTAAGTCTGGGCGATACATACCAAATCGCAAGCCTCTGAAAGGTTGGTTAAGTCCCAACGCTTTGAAGTGCTTGCCATCGGTAGTCTGAAAATCCCCATCCGACCAATCCCCATAAGAGAGTTGCAAGCCAAAGTCCTTGATAAACTTCTGATTGTTCTCTAAGTGTGCCTGTAAGTCAGATAGTAGTATTTTAGCCAGCCCCTCGTTCGCTCCTATGAGGATAGGAAAGAAGGTGAGGTTATTTTGCTTGAGGTGGCATATATTGCCTACATTGGATTGTATAGACTTGCCCGCTCCTCTGAACTTCTTTCTAAATTGGCGTATAAACGGATCCTTGTACAAGCGAATATAGTCGTCAATATGAAACTTAGGTGTCTTAGCATCGCCCAAAGGCAAACCGCTGTCAAGCCCAAAATAGTAGTCGAAAAACTCACCATAGTTTTCTGGATTTAAAAGTCGCTTGATACGTGCTTCCTGCTCATCTGCTGTTTCTTTCTGTACAGCCTCATAGGTAAGTTCTCGTATCATTTTTGACTTGGCAAAATAACGTTCTTTGGCTTCTTTGAGTTCTGTTTTAGTCATCTCCTCGTTGTAATAATTCGGTTATATACATATCAAAGTAGGGGCGTATCTCTTTAATGGTACTCATATAAGTTTCACGCTTTTTACCGCTACTTTGCCCTGCTTTCTCTAAGATAAAGTTAGAGAAGCCGTCGAGGCTCTCCATAGTGTATACTGCAATCTTATTATGGTCAGTGATACGGTCAAAAGCGGCAACAATCTTAGTAATGTCGTCCGCCTTATAGGGCAAGGGTTCGCCTCGCTCAATAGCCTGCGCACACTTGAGGGTGAGTTTGCGAATATTGGAAGGCTTGAGGGTTTGCAGTTCTTTCTCATCGTCCCATTTGCCCTCCTCTCGCCATTTGCCAAGCGTTTTAATGCCAATACCTATCATTTCAGAGATATTGGCAATGCTAAAGCCTTTGGCAAAAAGCTCCTTAGCTTGTGATTTTTTGTAATCTGCCTCAACGGCTGTTAGTCGTGCCATATTCTATTGTAGTAATTGATTTATTTTGTTATTAATCTCTTCAAACTTTGCTACGTTGTTAGGGGCAAAGTTGCCAACTCCTGCGGGGGTTTGTATCACTGCCGTTTTAAGTTCACTTAAAAGGTCATTTAAAAGGCTTTTAAAATCTACTTCCCCGCGTTGCAGATGTACCCCTGCTTTGTCTATGGTAAGCTGAGTGTCTTCTATCCGTAAGCTCACGCTCTCAATCTCGCTATAAGCGACTACATAATAGCGGTTTTCGTCCTCCCCAATCGAAGCAATCAGTACGCTACTACCCACCTTTGGGAACAGGTAAAACCGCTCAGCATTATCGTTAATCACTGAAGCTAAGCGCACGGTATATTGTAGCTCGTCGTCCTTCACCTCGCAGGTGCCTTGTGCTTTGTCTACAGATAACACCTCTACGGCTATGGTGGGAGTTTTGCGTTTGCCTATCTGCCGAAGTCCTTCGGCTAATTCTCTATCTATGCTCATAATCTTGCTCCTATGGTTACTTGTCGGCGTGCTCCATTGCGCCCAAAGGTAGTTTCTACCTTCTTAATGAAGTAACGCTCGTCTATGTCTTTCAGTTCTTTGTCAATAATATGTGCCTGCATACCTCGCGTGGCGTAGGGTACTAAAAAACTCGTTATAGAGCCGTCAAAGCCGTCATACTTTAGCTTTTCCATTTCCGCTCTTGCCATATCTCGTAGCTTAGCCTCATCACTTACCACAGAGGTGTGAAAGGTTCTTAACTCGCCATCAGGGTCGCCTTCCTCTACGGTTTTCTTTTTGTTATTTTTGTCGATATAGGTATATCTTATTTTTAGTTTCCTTTCATCCTTAGTGCGATATTCCAAGTCGTTCGCCACGATGTTATAATTAAGGTCATAGCGTGCGGTTTGACCTATATTGGTGAGCTCCGAAAGCCCTGCATATAGCTTGCCCTCATCATTAATAAAGATACTTAGCCTAAATTCCTCTTTGAGCTTTTCCAATACCTGCGTACCATTGGCGTTGCGAATAAGCCATTGGTCTAACTGTATTTGTGGTATATTATCAGACAGGACAATAGGAGTGTCATATACTACCTCCTGCAATACTTCTTTAAGAGTTGTTTTTTGCCACGATTTGTTGATGTTTTTTCGTCTAAGCAAATACATAGCATCTTCACACTCTATGCTTACAGGAATGCTTGGCTTGACCTTCTTTACATAACCTTCAAATTCTACTCCGCTATATACCCCCTCATAAGCAAGGGTAACGCTCACCTTATCGCCTGCCTTGATTGCCTTTTCCGTATAGAGGGGCTCACCCCCTTTGTCTACTTTAAAATGGGTAGGAAGTTCA